CCACCGCCCCCGCCACCGAACTGGTTCAGGATCGAGCGGCGCAGGTTCCCCCAGAACGAGGACCCCCCGGTGCCCTTCTCGAACCCGTCGCGGAACCCGCGCGCGGCCTTGTCCCCGACCACCCGGATCTCCGAGACGAACCCCTGCTCGAACCGGCGCGAGGCACGCTTGGCCACGGGCACCAGCTCCTTGGAGCCCTCACCCATGCCGTCCCCGAGCTGGACCAGCGCACGTGAGCCCAGCGACCGGAACTCCTCGTCCAGATCAGGCCCCAGGGACCCACCGATCTGACGGGCGATGCGCGGCCCGTCGATCTGCAGGTTGTCCCCCAGGGCCTTGGACGCGTTGCGCCCGATGACCTTGATCTCCGAGACCAACTGGTTGTCGACACCGTCCCCGATGCCGATAGCCAGCTCGCGCCCGGCCGACTTCCCGTAGGGCACCAGCTCCTTGCTCAGCGAGTTCCCCGCAGCCTGCGCGATGCGCTTGGCCTGGCGGGGGATGTCGTCGCCGTTGAGGTCGACGTCGACCTCGGCGCTGGCGATCACCGGTCCAGCCACACCATCACCCCCGCCCCTGCTGCATCGCCGACGCCCACGAGGCCATCGCCATCAGGTCCCCGGTCTCCTTGGCCCGCACCGCCGGGGTCGGGGCCCGGCGCTCGCGGCCGGGCAGGGGCATGGTCAGCTGGGCGTCGAACTTGGCGCGGTCCTCGACGCGTGCCAGGGCCCAGGCGTAGATCAGGTTGCAGAAGCGGTTCGGGGAGAGCGCGAACGGGTCGATGCCTGCCGCCGCGCAGGTGCCGTCGATCGCTGGCCACTCGTCGATCGCGACGGCGTGGAGGCGGACGACGACTTCGTAGGGCGGGCGCTGCTCTCCTCGACGAGCCACTCGATGATGTTCAGGATGTCCTGCAGGCCGAACGGGTCCGTGCGGTCGCGCAGGCGTCGGCGCAGCGCGGTCGCGGTCTCGGGTTCCATCAGGGACCAGAACAGGTCCATGACTGCCATGCCCTGTTCCTCGGCGCCGGAGAACTCGGACATGGCGCCCATCAGCAGGACCAGCTGCCCCTCGGTGGGCAGGTACGCGTACAGCTGCTCGTCGTGCCCTTCCATCTCGAACGGCAGTGCGTCCTCGGTCAGGCCGGATGCCTCGGCGGCAGCCAGCTGGAAACTCTTGGTCATGTGCGGCCCTTTCGTTGGGGGCTCCCATCACAGGAGCCCGTGCTTGCGCATCCCCGAGCGCATCCCGCGCTCGAGAAACTTCTGGCCCTTCTGGCCCTTGACCTGCAGCACCAACCAGCCGTGGGTGTGGGCCCAGCGGCCGGGGACCAGGCGGGGGCCCTGGTACAGGACCATCGCCTTGCCGGGGACGCGCGAGCGGATGGGGCCGGTGGTGCCGTCGTGCACGAACGGCGCGTAGGGCACGTTCGTGTAGACCGAGTGCTTGGAGTGGTACTGGTTGGACCCGATGCGGTCGGTGAAGATCGAGCCGCGCAGTGCGCCTGAGCGCTTGTGCACCAGGCGCCGGGACTCGGCCTGGATGCTCTCGCTCAGGGCCTTGCTGAACTGGCCGATCTCCCCGGTGGGGAAGAACATCTGGGCGATGATCGTGTTGTGGACCCGGACGTACGCGCGGCTAGCCACCGAGGTACCTCCCGTCGACGATGACTTCCCACATGCCGCCCACGACGTCGCCCTCGGGGCCGATGGGGGTGTACTGGCCCATGGCGATGCCCTTGGGTGCCCCGCCCAGGCAGCACGCGATGGCGCGGTGCATCGCGGCCATGGCCGCGACCTGGATACGGGCGGCGTCGGCCTGGGCGGAGACGGTGGGGGGGTTGCCGCGCGAGTCGCGGAACACCGGGGCGCAGTACAGGACCCCGACCTCGATGTTGAACGCGAGCGGGGACGCGCACGAGGACCCGCGCTGGTCGAACGCGGGGAACGTCGTGTAGGGCCAGCCCGAGCCCAGGCGCACCCAGGCCATCCCGGCCTTGGGGGTGACGTAGTCGGCGGCGATCTGGGAGCCGGGCAGGATGCCGCAGAAGCACGTGTCGGGCAGGCCGGCGGCGGCGATCTCGTTGCACAGGCACGCGGCGAGTTCTTCCATGACCGGCCAGATGTGCGTGTCGACCCGCACGTCGTCGATCGTGGGGGCGCTCACGAGGGGCTCCACGTGGTGCGGCGCGGGCGCCCGATGTCGGGGGACCAGACCTGGGAGGGGACCTTGAGCGCGTTGGGGTTCCACAGCCGGATGTACGCGTCGACCTCGACGATGCCGGTGACCCCGCCCTCGAACATCCCCGTGGGGATCTCCAAGGTGACGCCCAGGCGGGTGATGGACTGCACCCCGGTGGGCAGGGCGCACGCCCCGCCGGTGCAGGCCTGGGCGAACTCGATCGCGAGCTTGCCGGCCGCGAAGGACCCGAGCCCGTCGACGGGGTACCCCTGCAGGTACTCCACGACGAACGTGCCCTGGTCCCCGGCCGGGGCTGCCATGTCCTGGCACTTGGGCCAGTCCCCGCCGTCCTGGCGCACCAGGCGGTTGCCGTTGTCGACGCGGTACGCGGCCGGGTCGAGCACCGCCCCGTCGATCGAGACCAGGGTGATCTCTCCGACCGGGGCGGGCAGCTTGACCTCCGGGACGTAGGTGCACGAGCACTCGGTGCGGCACCCGCAGGCGGTGTTGACCCAGTTCCCGTCGATGCCGATGTGCGCCCACCACTGGCCCACGCGCGCCCCCAGGGCACCGGCGGAGGCGCCGAGCACGGGCGCCTCGATGTACCCGCTCGGGTTCCCGCAGCCCGAGGCGCACGGGCGCACCCGGATCGGGCACCCCCCGACCTGGTACCCGGTCAGGGCCCGCAGGGAGGAGGCCGCGAGCGCCTCGGCGCGGGCCTTGACGCCCTCGTCGAGTCCGGCGACCCAGTCGGGGTCGGCGCAGGACCAGTCCACCGGCCAGCAGATGTCCGGCAGGGCGGGGAGAGTGGGCTCGCTCACTGGTCCTCCTTCCAGAGACGAGGGGTGCAGGGGTGACGTCAGCCTGTTGTCAGGCTGACGTCACCCCTGACAGGGGGGATCAGGCGGTGTACTCGAACCCGTCCACCTCGGTGTCAGTGCCGGCGGAGCCGGTGACCACGACGTCGACGTCCCCGACGGTGCCGGGAGGGGTGGTGACGGTCAGCGACGTGGCCGAGGAGACGTTGAGCGCGGTGCCCGCGACCCCGTCGAAGGTGACCGAGGTGATGGTCGTCAGGCCGGTGCCGGTGATCGTGACGGCGGTGCCGCCAGCGGCCGGGCCCGAGACCGGGCTCAGGGACGTGATCGAGGGGGCGACCGGGGGGGTGGCCGCGACGGTGACCGTGGAGGTGACCGAGGTGGAGCCCCGGTAGGCGGTGACCGTGTAGGTCCCGGCCATGGCGTAGGTGTGGGAGATGCCGGCGCCGGTCTCCGAGTAGTCCCAGGTGCCGTCGCCGAAGTCGATCCACCACGGGTCGACCCCGGGAGGGGTCGGGGTGAACAGCACGCTCAGGCCCGAGGGGGTGGAGACCACGGCGGTGATCTCGGCGCCGTTCGGGTTGAGCAGCGGCTTGGTGCCGCAGGAGGCCTCGGGGGGTGCGACGTCGGTGTACTGAATGTGCAGGTGGTCCCCGGACTGGATCGGGGTGGCCAGGGGGCCGGGGTCGCCCGCGACGTCGGGCACGACGTCGTAGGGGCCAAGGCCCCAACCGGAGCCGGTCTTGGTCGCGGCGCCGGTGACGGTGAAGGAGATCGCGCCGTTGGTGATCTCGAAGTCGCCGAACACCCCGCCCTGCATGTAGGGCAGCAGGAGGTAGCCGCCGGGGGAGGCGTCGGGGTTGGCGCCAGCGTCGGTCTCGGGGGCGCAGGCCACGCCCGGGGTGCCGGTCCACACTTCCAGGGCGAAACCGCTGTCGCAGGCCGAGACGTCAGAGTTGATGCGGAACCCGGCGTCGGTGCCGTCGAAGCTGTCGGTGACGGTGTCCTGACCGGTGAGGATCGCGAACAGCGCCGGGTCGACGTTGCAGAACTCGATCTCGGTCGAGTACCCCAGGAACGTGGGGCACGGGGTCTCGCGCACACAGATCTGGCCGTTGGCCTTGGTGACCGAGATCTCCTCGCCCTCGTCGGTGTTCGCGGTGAACGAGATCGTCACGAACCCGTCGGTGACTCCTACGCTCGAATCGCCGTAGACGGGGCGTCCACAGCCATCGAGCTTGGTGACACGCATGGCCCGTCCGCGGACGGGGGAGAAGCACTTGCTCGCACCCATGATCTACTCCTTGCCCTTGGCGGACTTGGTCGGTGTCTTGCGCCGAGCCCGGGTGGGCTTGGGCGTCTCGTCGGCGGCCATGAGTTCGGCCGGGACGATGAATCCGCCGTCAGAGTCGACGCGGATGCTTCTGGGGTCGATGTCCTTGGCCTTGGCCCGGGCGATCAGGTCTCGGGCGTTGGCTGTGGTCAGGCCGGCCACGAACACCTCGCCCTCCTTGATGGACATCAGGGCTCCTCTGCGGGGGCGACCACGGCGATGGCCTTGGGGGGCACGGCCGGGTCGGTCTGGGCACCGGCGGGCAGCGTGGTGCGGTAGGGGCGCACGTACACCGTCGAGTCGGCCGGGCGGGCCGGGATGGTGACGGTGATGGTCGAGCCGGTGGTGGCGGTGACCGGCAGGTCGCCGATGATCGTGTCGCCCGTCGCGTCGGTCTCGCGGGCCACGATGTTCGACCCGTCCCCGACGTTGGAGGTGATGAACACGACCGAGGTCTCGGTGTCCGGGGGGACGGTGGGCGGGTCGGTCGCGGCCGGGGCGAAGTTCGGCAGCGCCTCGGTGGTGATCTCGACCATGGCGCTGGTGCCGGCGGCGGTAGTGACGGTGAACTCCCCGACGCCGGCCGTGATGTTGGCGGTGACGGTGATCTGGGTGGGGGAGACGTAGGTGACCGCCGGGGACTGCCCGTTGACCGAGACCGTGGTCCCGGTCGCGGTGAAGTTGGTCCCGGTCAGCGTGTACTCCCACCCCTGGCCACGAGGCCCAGGGTTGGGGGAGATCGAGGTCAGGGTCGGGACAGGGTTCTCGAGGATCGTCAGCGGCCGGGAGGTCGACGTCGCGTTCTGCGGCGGGACGGCCGCGTACTGGGCGACCTGGCTGGCCGGGGCACGGTCGGGGACCGTGTACACGATCTCGGTGCCGGTGGCCGAGACCTGGGCGTAGGGGATGTTCGGGTTGCCGGCGTGCATGATCGTGCCGGTGGGGAACGTGCCGGTCGCGGTGATGGTCCACGGGCCCGGGCGCGTGACCGACGTCGGGGAGATCGAGGTGAGCGAGGGGCGCAGGCCCACCGGCCAGGTGAACGGCGCCGAGTCCAGGCCCGGGCCGTTGCTGAGCACGACCTGGTGGTCTCCGACGGACAGCGTGCCTGCCGGGACCGCGACCCTGGCGAAGGATGCGCCGTAGGACGTGATGGGGAACTCGACCCCGTCGATGTAGAACCGGGTCAGGCCCGCGACGGTGGCCAGGTTGGCTGCCTGGACCGAGTTCATCGTCTCGTTCGCGTACCCCGGGTTCGGGGAGATGGACGTGATGACCGGGGCCAGCGCCGCCGGGCCCACCAGCACCGACCCAGAGTTCGCGGACTCAAGCAGGCCATAGCGCAGCAGCTTGAACGTGACCGTGGAGCCCTCGGGCTCGGTGAAGGTGTAGTCGAACCCGGTGCGGCTGCCGACCACGCGCAGCGTGTACTGCTCCCCGTCGACCAGGACGACGTCGGTGGCCGGGTCCGCGCTGACCCCCTGCCACGAGACGTACACGGTCGACCCGGTGGGGGCGGTGGTCGGGGTGTAGGTGGCCGAGACCACCGGGTAGTTGGCCCCGGTCTGGGTCGCCAGGGCCGAGATCCCGCCGGGGCCGGTGACGTCGAAGTTCTGGCTGACGTTGGCCGTGGTCGTCCAGTGCCCGGTGATCGTGGTGGCGGTGCGCGAGGTCTCCACGAACGTGGACGGGGTCGTGACCGCGTCCCACGGGGCGAAGACACCGGTCAGGACGGTGTCCCACTGGGTGCCCGCCACGCGCGGGTAGATCGTGGGGTCCACCGACGTCAGGACCGGAGCGACCGGGACCACGACCGCCAGCGACAGGGCGTTGGACTGCGCCCCGCCGTTGGAGGCCGTGATGACCAGGGTGTCCGCCCCGGTGGGGGCGGGGATGACGACCTGTGCAGTACCCGCCCCGGCGTCGACCACGGCTGCGATCTCTTCCCCGTCGACGTAGAACTTGGTGTCAGCGGTGAAGCCGGTGCCAGAGACCGTGACGGTCGTGGCGACACCGGTGCGGATCGAGTCGGGGTCCAGGTCCGTGAGAACCGGGGCGGTATCTACGGGGGGCTCTTCCCCCGCCCAGGCCAGGATGCAGTCGGTCGCGACCGTGTAGACCCGCTCGGCGAGCGAGAGGGCCTGGTTGTTCATGACGTCGTTGACGTCGTACGCCTGGACCGAGGTGCGCCACAGGTGCACGGCGCCGGTGATCCACACGATCCCGTCGGGGTACCCGGGACTGTTCGCCACGGGGGTGCCCTGCTTGGTGTGCAGGGTCCCGTCGATCGAGTCGTTGTCGATCAGGTCCCACTTGAGGGCCCGGGCAGCGGTCGCCCGGTTCATGTGCAGGACCGGGAGCCCGGCGTAGTTCTCACCGGCGTACTGCTCAAGCTCACCGATCGCTGCGAGCAGCTCGTCCTCGGTGGCGATCGTGCCCGCGAACGCGTCCCCGGTGGGGAACCCGCCGGCGAACGAGACCTCGTAGAACGCGCGCCCAACGGCCCGCTCCTCCCCGCCGGCCAGCCGGGCACGAGCAGCTTCCTCGTAGCCCCCGCCCAGCAGGTCGCAGATGACACCGGCGTAGACCGGGAAGGGCTGACCCTCCACGACCTCCCCACCGGTGAAGAGCTTCTCCTGGTCGAACGTGACCCCCGGTGCGACGTCGCACAGGCCCGGCGCGATGCCGGCCTTGCCGCACAGGAAGGAGAAGTACGTGACGCCGTTCATCACACGGTCACCGGACTCGGTGATCGAGGCGACGCCCAGCAGACCGCCGAGGGCCGGCGCGACTGCCGGTGCCTCGATGCGCTCAGGTGCTCGTAGTGCCATCGGCCCTACCTCCTCTCAGGAAGGTGGGTCTCGCCTGGTCCCCCCGCCGGGCCGCCGGCGGGGGGACCAGGGAGGATCACGGGGTAACAGCGGCCTCGTAGATGCAGGACGTGATGTCCGCAGCCCCGGTCCGACCCGATGCGCAGGTCGGCAGCGAGATCTTGTAGGACTCGAAGCACGTGTTGGCGACCATCACGCCCTCCTCGACGAACAGGGCCGTGAACATGTTCTGCAGCAGGCTCTGCGAGTCGTAGACCGCGTCGAGCGAGATGACGTCCGTGGTGCCCTTGACCCAGGTACCGGCCGGGTACACGACGACCTCAGCCGTCTCGGGGGTGGTGACCGCGCCACCGGTGAGCGTCAGCGGCTGGTAGTTGTACAGCCACTGGATACGCAGACCGCGCTGAGCGAAGTAGCCCTCGATCGTGGCGTCGGTGACGTTGATGAGGTCCACCCCGGTGCGGCGCGCCAGGTCCGCGCGGACCGTGGCCTTGTACCAGTACGGGGCGAGCATCTCGAGGGTCTCGGAGAACGCCATGCGGTCGGCCTGGCGGATGTAGTTCGCCGCCTGCTCAAGCTTGGCGATCGAGTCGATCGTGGTCTCGAACTGACCCGTGACGTCCAGCGCCGTCGACCCGGCCACGATGCGCCCGATGAGGTTCGCGTCGACCTTGTGCTGGTGAGCGATCAGCGCGAGCTCGATCGTGCGGCGCACCAGCTCCGGGTACGCGGCCTGGGTGAGCAGCGGCACCCGCACACACAGACCGATCGCGTCCAGACGCACCTCCTCGAACGGGGGGCACGTGATGTCGATGCACGTCTTCTCGGGGGTACCGGCGATGACCTCGGCCTCGGTGAGAATCCACCCCAGGTCCGCGTCGGTGTACAGGTCCGAGAACTGCGGGCCCTTGGTGAAGCGCAGACCACCGCGCGAGACGTTGACCGTGGGCAGGTCGATCAGACCATCGGTCGACTCGATCGAGCACAGGTCGTACAGCGTCTCGGACGGGGCGCACCAGCCACCGGCAGCCGTCAGCGAACCACCGGGCAGGCGAGCCTCACGACCGGCCGCTGCGAGCAGCGCCTGGTCGTCGCGGAACTCGGTCTGGTTCAGGGTCTGGGTGCGAACCTGCGACAGGTCGATCTTGGCGACGCTGTACCGGTTCTGAATGCCCTTCTCCCCGCCCAGACGGTGCGTGGGAAGCGCCTGCATCCGCGCCACGACGGCCTTGCCGACCTCGTCCAGGTCGCCCAGGTCCGACCCGATCCCGAACCCCGGCACATCGGCGCTCGCGGTGAGCGTCGCCAGGGCCTTGGTGGGGACGATCTCGTCGGCCTTGGGGGCCTTGGCGACGGCCGCGCGAGCCACGATGGGCTTGCGGGCGGCGGCGACGACGGGCTCCTTGGCCTCCTCGGCGACCGGGGCGTCCTCGATGATCTCGCCCTCGACGACCTCGGGGGCGGTCAGCGTCGCACGTGCTGCCGCGATCTCGGCCGAGCGAGCGTTGGCTGCCTCCTGGCGCTGAGAAACACTCTCCCGCGCAGCAGTGGCGAAGTCTGCGAGCGCCTTGAGCTGGTCAAGGTCCTCGTCGGTGAGGTCCTCGTCGGCGACGTCGTTGTAGGACGCTGCGGTGGCGAGAGCCTGGTCCAGCGCCTCGGCGAGCGCGCTGTCATCGAGGGCACCAAGGTCCTCGGGGATCTGGAAGTCAGACACGGAAGTGCCTCCGTAAGGGCGTAGGGACAGGGAATTCCTGTCCGGCTACGCCGTGACGGGGCACTTCTTCTGGTCACCATGTTGACCTGTGATCGAACAGGTGTCCAGTGGACACGCGTCAGCCTGACATCAGGGTGATGTCAGGCTGACGTGTTAGGTCCTAACGGTTCTTCGTCTGGGCCTTGTACGTGCCGCCCTTGCGCTGGGTGGCGATCTTGGCCTCGACCTCGGTGTTGAACGTCTTGGAGGTCCCGTCGGGGAACTGCACGATGTACTCCAACTTGTTGCCCTTGGACCCGCAGTTGCACGGTGCCATGTCGTTCTCCTTGCTAGCTGGTGGGGTAGGGGGGTCAGAGGTTGGCGCAGCGCTCGCGGGTGCGGGCTACGCGCATGGCGCGGGCGCGGGCGACCAGGTCCTCGCGGGCCTTGGCGCGGGCGGTGATCTGGCGCAGCTCGGCGAAGATCTCCTTGGCCACCGCGCGCGAGTCGACGGTCAGGGCACCCAGCTCGATCTCCGCCACGGTGGCCGGGGCCACGATGCCGGCCGCGACCAGGGACGTGGGACGCCCGCCGGAGGCCGAGACCTGCAGGCGCGGGATCGGGAAGCCCGGGACGTTGACCGCCAGCGCCCCGACCAGGTCCAGGCCGGCGGCGATGGTGCGCCAGTCCCCGGACAGCGTCGCCGAGCGCAGCGCGACGATGTCGGTGCCCGGGCGCACGGCCCCGGCGACCCAGATGCCGTAGGCGTCCTCCCCGGCGGCGACGTCGGCCGCGACCGACCCGGTGTTGTCGTAGTGCGCGGCGGCGGGCATGGCGCCCATGCGCCCGGGGGCGTGGCCGGTGCCGATCGTGATGTGCCCGACCGCGATCTCGCCGTCGTCGGTCAGGATCGACCCGGTGCGGAAGTACGCGTACCCCGAGGGGGAGCGGGGCGCGGTGGTGCACACGTCCCCGTCCCCGACCGACAGGCCCAGGCCCGAGTGGCAGGTGTTGAACACCGCCAGGTGCCCGTAGATGCGCCCGTCCTCGGTGATCGTGATCGGGGTGGGGCCGTCCAGGTCCGCGAAGAACCAGTCGGCCGGGGGGACGTGGGTCGGGGCGATGTCCGCCACCGTGAATGCTGCGGCCACCAGGGCTCCCTCGATGCTGTGCTTGCCGGTCTCCTGCCCGGGCCAGACCCCCAGCGCGACCTTGTGCAGGTTCGAGCAGGTCCCGGCCAGGTAGTGCGGGTTCGGGACGTACTTGGCCAGCTGCTTGCGGCAGCGGTTGAAGTCCCCGGGGGCACCCCAGCGGATCTTGGCCGCGCCCTTGCCCTTGGTCCAGTACGTGCGCAGCCGCTGGGTCTCCTTGGGGTTCGTGACCCACCCCGGCCCGTCCTTGGTCCCCGGGGCGAACGCCTCGATCTCCGCGTCCAACGTCGCGGCCCGCTCCTCGGAGGCCTCGGTGATCTCCACCGGCGGGAACGCCGCCGCCACCAGGCCCTCCGGCGGCTCCTCCTCGATCTTGGCGTACGCCGCGATCAGACCCTTGCGCGCCCGAGCCAACGCCTCCGCCGGCGCCTCGACCTGGTCGATGCGCGCCGCCGCAGCGTGCACCCCGGCCCGGTTCACGTCCCCGTTCGGCTCAAGGATCGGCAACGCGTTGTCAGCCTTGTCCGTCGAGTCCCCGTTGCGGTGCACGAGCGTGGAACGGAACCACTCCTCATCGGTGAACCGGCTCGCCGCACCGTCCCACGCCCCCTCCGAGACCGCGTACTCGCTCCACGACTGGTACATGTCGTCGATCTCGCGCGCCGCACACGGCGCACACCCGGCAGCGACCAGGGTGTCCTCGTCGTCCCAGGGGCCAAGGGCGACGAATGCTTCCTGGAACGCGGGGATCGACACGAGCGCGGCCGAAGCCACCCGCCCGTCCACGATCGTCTCGATCGGACGCACCTCCGAAGGGGTGTCCAGATCGAACTGCGTCCCGTCCTCGTTCTGCAGCTCCACCGTCGCGTCGTCCAGATCCACCGAGACACCGCGCAGCATCTGGTCAGCGATCAACGCGATCACCTCATCAGCCTCAGCGTTGACCGCGAACCGGCCCTCGGCCTTGATGAGCCCGTCCTCCTCCCAGACCCGGGTGATGTTCGCGACCACCACCGACCCGTCGTGCCCAGGCATGTCGATCTTCTGCCACCGCAACGGCACCGGCAGGTCCCGCGTGCGCAGCGCATCGACCGCGAACCGCCGCGAGTCCCCCGAGGTGACCCCCGTGGGGGCGATCACCCCGTGCCAGTACATGTCCGTGTCGATCTCCTCCTCGTCCCACCCCGGGACGTCGTCGTCGATCTCCTCGACCTCGACCACCTCCTCCTCCGGGGGGGCGCTCGCGGCTGCGAGGGCGAGGGTTTCGGGGTCGGTTGTTGCGGCGCTCATCTCTACCTCCGGGACTCGCATCAGGACACAGCGACAGTTGATCCATCCGTGCGGCGGCCCGACGGGTTCTCCTGGGAAGTGCAGGGGCTGGCCGTCGATGTTGAACGGCTGCCCGGCGATGCGGCGCTGTCCGTCGGCGGCGACGTGGATGTCGCGGACGGCGCCGTCGTGCATGGTGACCCACTGCAGCTCGACCTGGCCGCTGGTGGAGAACGCGGCGAGCATGGCGTTGTTGACGGTGAAGACGGTCAGCCACTTGGTGACGCGTTCGATCTGGGCGTCGGCGGGTGGGTCGGTGGGGGGTGTGGTCTTCTCCAACGCCTCGACGGCGGCGGACTCGTACTCGGCGATGTCGTTCGAGTCGGGGGCGCGGCCGGTCTCGGACTCGAAGATCTCCGAGAACAGGACGGTCGCGGCCATGACCAGGTCGTCGAACCAGTCGTGCTTGCCCTGGGTGTACAGGTCCAGGGCCTCGATGACCAGCTCGGTCAGCTCGTCGTCGGAGCGGTCCATGATTTCGCGGCGGGCGGCGGCGAACGCGATGGTGTCCATCAGGCACACTCCAACGCGGTGCGCCGCTGGGAATCGAGGAAGGTCGCCAGGACGCCGGGGTCGTGGGGGCGGGCCTCCACGAGCAGGGTGCGACAGTACCGGTCGAGCGCGGCTTCCAGTCGTTCGGCGGGCATCTTGGCGCAGACCGAGTAGCGCCCGAGGTTGGTGAACGCGTCCTCGAGAAGGTAGTCGAGCTGGCCGGTGGTGACCGGGACGAACAGGTAGGCCTCGGCGGCGGGGATGTTGGCCAGGCGCTGGGTGCCGACCCGGTTCTTGAGCCTGTTCCCGGCGCGTTCCAGGGCCCGGTAGACGATGACTTCTGCGGCCCCGAACAGCCCATCATCAGAGGAGGGCGCCACGGTGGTGGGCTGCTCGGGGGGTCCAGTGACCGGGTGGTCCTCCAAGGAGGGCACTGGTCGCGCCTCGGCCGGGGCGCTGTCACCGGCCGAGGCGGGATTGATGCCGATCCCGAGCGCCTGCAGGGCTGCGGCGACGAGTTCGGGGGTGGTGGAGCCGGAGGCGACCTTGCGCAGGAACCACAGCTTGGTCTCGTCGGCGTCGGGGGCGTCGGTCGCGTCGAACCCGACCTCGCGCAGCAGCGCCTTGGAGGACAGCTGGCCCCGGTCGTACAGCTCGAACGCTTCCTGGGAGCGGTTGGGCCGCACCCGCATCAGGGAGGTGTCGGCCTCGATGGAGTACCGCTCGGCCTCGGCGGGGTCCATGCCGTCGTCGATGAGCAGGGGGCGCAGGTACCCGGTGGTCAACGACTCGGTGACCATGTTCAGCAGGGGCTCGGCGTGGGCCTTGATGGCCTCCTCCGAGACGCCCCACGAGGACCAGTGGTTGAGGTCGGCGGTGCCGGTGATGATCTCGGGGGGCAGGTCCAGGCCCAGGGCCAGGCGGCGGATGGCCTCGTTGCGCAGCTCGATGGCCTGCTTGTCCAGCTCGGACCAGAACGTCAGGTGCTTGGCGTTGCCGATCTGCTCGCCCGGGGCCAGGATCACGATCGGCACCATGGCCGAGGCGTCCTCGCGGTCCCCGATCGCGGTGACCATCGCCTCCTGCAGCTGGGACTGGAACCGGTCGGCGGCGGTGCCCTCGTTCTGCTGGTTCCCGGCCGCGTTCTGCGCCGAGGTCGCCATCGTCAGCTCGGAGGGCAGCATCAGGATGCCGGCACCGGCCAGGCGCGAGTCGATCTGCGCGAAGACGTGCTTGGTCAGGGAGTCGATCTCCGAGAGGATCGCCAGGACCGCGCGGGCCGGGGCGTTGGCGATCTCCCCGCGCCGGGGGTGGGGGCGCCACAGGCGCAGGATGTACGGGTCCTTGCCGTCGCCCAGGACCTTGCCCGAGGCGTACCACTTGCCGGCCCGGGCTGAGAGCTCGGTCGCGGCCACGACCTGCCACCGGTCGGCGCCCTTCTCGGTCCAGCCCACGATGAACAGCTCGCCGGCGACCGTCAGGTGCACCCCGCACTGTCGCAGCAGCTCGCCCTGGGACTCGGTCCCCCCGAACAACGAGGAGACGTAGGTAGAGGCCTCCCCATGATCCTCGTTGGCCGCGAGCGCCAGGCCGTCGTAGGCCAGGTACAGCGTCGCCTTGGAGAGCATGTTGCCCACCCAGTCGGCGCCGTAGCGGAACTCTCCGACGGTGTCGAAGAACTCCCAGGACTTCTCTTGCCAGCCGCGTCCGGTGCGACTGATCTTCCCGACGTCGGGCTTGCCCGTCAGGCGGCGGGCGGCAGCCACGAGCGAGGTCTGGCCCGAGGTTTCGGGTACAGACAGGCTCGTGCTGGCCGCTGTCTTGCTGCGTGGCATTGCTCCCCCTGCGAAGCGCCTCGTAGATGTTCGGTTGTCAGTCCTGCTCGTCGTGTTCGACGAGCCAGGACGTGAGGTAGGCAGCGGCCAGCCATCCCCAGAAGAGCCACCACGCGGGGTGGAAGTTCGAGAAGTACGCACTCAGCATGACAGCTGCCATCGCCCACGGGCCGAAGCACCAGTGGCACGTCGCGAGCTTGGTCCACGGGCCGTCCACGACGGTGCCGTTGTCCCACACGTGAGAGGTCTTGGTGATCCACCACTCGCGGATCGTCTTGGTCGGTGGCCAGTCGTCGTGCACGATCAGCCGGGTGAAGCGGGCCGCGCCCCCCACGCCCACGACGATCGCCGCGAGCCACCAGAGCCATTCACCGGCGTCGAGCATCAGGCAGTGCCCCTCTCAGCATCTTCTTGAGGTCCTTGTAGTGGGAGCCGCGCGAGTCGTTCTCCGGGGGGCGCATGCGCCCGTGGGCCACGGCGATCGACCCGTCGTTGAACTGCGCCAGCTCGTGGAAGCCGTGGACCATGGCGTCCATCCGGTCCGGGGACTTCCCCGACCCGGGCACCCAGCCGCACAGCTGGGCCTCTAGATCCGGCAGGTGCCCGAGCATGTGCGCCCGGTCCTGCTCGAACAGTGCGAACACCGGCTCGGCGCGGATGAACTTCCCGCGCCGAGAGTTGACCGCCTTGAGCCGGGGAACCACCGCGCCCAGCTCGACGTTGTGCCGGATGTTGGACAGGACCATCTCCCCGCCGTAGTTCGTCTCGGCCACGATCGCGTCCGCGTCCCACTCCTCCAACGCGCGCAGCGCCGCCAGCGCCCACTCCCGGGGCGTGTACTGCCCCGAGTAGTCCGCCAGCGCGTACAGGTGCCCGTCGAACCCCTTGCCGCACACCACGATCCCGGTGATGTCCGAGCGCTTGGCGGACGTGCCGGCCGGGTCCACGGCCACCACGGTGCGCACCACCTCCGGGTGCTCGCGGCGCCGCGTCTCGTCCAGCAGCTCCCCGCTCCACAGCGCGCCCTCGACGTCGTCGAGCAGCTCCCCGTACAGCTCCTGGCGCCCCTGGCGGGTGCCGGCGTACTTCTTGCGCATCTGGTCGACGAACGCCGGGGCCAGGTTCGCCTCGTTCGCGAACGTCGAGACCACCGAGACCCGCGCCGCCTCATCGGCCAGCATCATCCGCAACCAGTCCGACGGGGTCGGGGTGGTGGTGATCGCGACCCTCGGGTGCGTGCCGTGCCGCAGCCCGTACATGAACATGTCCCACACGTAGCCCACGTTCGGGTAGTGAGCCGGCTCGTCCAGCCACCCCGCGCCGTCGTTGCGCCCACGCAACCGGTCCGGCTCCTCGGCCGTGTACCCCAGCGCCACCGCCCCGTTCGGGAACGTCAACCGACGCTTGGACGGGGACCAGTCCGGCAGGTACCCCGCGTTCTCACACACCCGCAAGATCCCCGACTCGCCCTCGATCATCGTGTCGCGCAGGTCCGCCGCCGTGGGGGCCACCATGCACAACCGCCCCGTGTACCGCGTCATGTTCCGCAACCACTCGGCCCCGGCCCGCGTCTTGCCCGCCCCACGACCCGAGATCATCAGCCAGAACATCCACGCCTCGCGCAACGAGGGAGGCCACTGGTCCGCCCGAGCGTGCTGGTAGTCGTACCCGTCGTGCGGGTTCCCATCACACGTACGCCCCCGGGTGCAGTACCAGACCCGCTGCTCCCCAGCCACGGACATGATCTCGAGGAACTTCTCCTGCGCCGACGGCGTCCACCGGTTCGGCAGATCCGGGTCGAAGCTCTCAACCACGAGCCACCTCCCACGACCCGAACCCCAGCCCGTCATCAGCCCACTTGCCCGGGTTGTTACGCGGGTGCTCAGCCGCCGGCAACGCCATCGGCCCACCATCAGGGGTAGGGCGCGGCATGTGCACCGCAACCTCAGCCAGCTCCACCCCCAGGTCCGCAGCCACGAACGCCGCCACCGCCCGACGCACGTACCCAGCCCGCGACATCCCCCGCGCACTGGCCACCTGGTGCAGCAGACCACGGAACTCGATGTCGGAAATCAGGACGGTCCGAGCCGGCCAATGCCGCGACCCCGAACCCCTCCCGGCTGCCTTCTGGCGCTCGTTACCTTCCACGAGCGCCAGAAGACGGCCCTGCCACCCGGGACGCCCCCCTGCGGCGTCCCCTGGTAGATGCTGGCGAGGCGCACGATGACTAGGCATCATCGTCCTCGATCTCTGCCTCGACGATGATGTCCGCCTCGATGGCCCCAGCCTGGGTACGCATCAGGCTAGTGACCTGCTCGGCATACTGCGCGATTTCCCGCTGCGTGGGGGTGTACACCACCACGTGCTGCGCCGCGTCGATCCCGAACAACTTGGCCTGACGATCCAAGATCGCCAACGCCACCCGCGCATAGGACAGCTGGTCCGGGTCCGAGTTCGCCGTCGCCCGACGCATCACCGAGTACAACAGCTTGTCCAACCGCGCCGACTGCAGCGACCGCATCCGCGCGACGTCGTCGTGATCCGCCCCCGCATCCGCGATCGCCGCCCAGACCGCCTCCTTGGCCAGCTTGGCCGTCGGGTAGTCCAACACGTTCGCGATCTCCGGGTACGGACACCCCTCCACCGCCAGCACCATCGCCGCAGCAGCCCGCGTCGGCGGGTCCATGTTCTTGACCCGCTCCGCCAGCTCCGCCCGACGCACCGCCTCCGCACCACGCGTACCGATCTGCGCCGCCTCAGCCACGATGTCGCGAGGGATCTTCACCCCCAGATCCGCACTCACTCCGGGTCCACCACAACATCAGGCTCGGCGCCCTGGGCCGCAGCGGCGGCGTCCTCGGCCGCGAGGGCGGTGTTGCGGTCGGTGATCCACTTGATCCCCACGATCGCCCCGGCGTGGGCGGCGCGCAGGCGGTAGACGTCCATCGACTCCCCGTCGATCGGGCGGGGGATGGCGTCGCCGTCGACGGCGCGGGTGAGGTAGTCGAGCAGGTCGTTCACAGGTAGTCCTCCGACGGTGTGACGCGCAGGCCAGGACCCCAGCGGTGCCCGCACTCGGGGCACTCGAAGACGGACTTGGCGCCCACGCGCTGGCGTGCATCGTTGCCCGAGTCGAACGACAGGGGGTTCTCGATGATCTGGTGGAAGCGGGAGAGGTCCTCGTGCGTGTAGCCGGTGCCGAGGAGGCCGTGGCGGGAGGCGTCGAGTTCGTCCAGGACCGCTGCGAGCAGCCCGAGGTCGTCTCGGCCCAGGCGTGCGGTGCGGTTGTCCGCCAGCAGGAACCTCGCGGCCTGCTCGTCGTTCATGTCGACCCAGATCACCGGGATCAGGGTGGCGCCGAGGGAGAGCAGGGCGGCGTACCGGTGGTTCCCGGCGATGATCTCGCGGGTGTCGCGACGGGCGATGACGGGCACGGCGTAGCCGTTGAGCACGATCGACTCGGCGATCGCCTCGACGTCCCCCTGATTGGGGTTCCTATCCGCTTGCTTGACCGTCTCTATATCCACGAGCATCTCGCGGACGTCGTCGTGAAATCGCACGGCGCTCACTGTTCCCACACCCCCCCTTGGCGTGTGGGAACAGCGAAGCGCACGCAACAAAAGCTCGTCACAGATGCCCCCTGCAACCCTGTACGGCGTGTTCCGTCTAGGTGTATACCGTCACCCGACGTCCCGTCAGAAGTCCAGAGGAACTGTCAGCGAATCTGGGCTCGCGCTTTCGCCGCATCCGTGCAGGCGTACGCGTGCCACACGTAGCCCAGGTGATCCATCAGCATCGTGAAGTACTCACCATTGGGCGGGACGCTGTCCCCGGTGGCGATCACCCACAAAAGGTGATCCTCAGACGCCGGCATTGCGGGGTCCACTTCGTACCAGGCGCACATTTCACCCCGTGCGATCGCGATGGAACGCAACGTGGAGCCGGGCGGTACGGCAACACGGCTCTGGCCGTGGGCGATCGGGATCTTCCAGATGGTACGGACACTCACGAGAACCCCCTGATGCTCGTCGTTGAGATCAGGATCGCCTGTGAGTGTCCGTACCGCTACTCGGTTTCGGTGGAACCCTGCTGCGATGCCCAGATCTCGCGGACCTCGCCGCCGATCTCGGCGATCGTGGCGAAGGTCATGATGAGCAGGTCGAGCAACAGGTTGATCGCGTCCTCGTCCCCCTCCTCCTCCTTCTCCACGACCTCCTCGACGGCGGCGTACATCAGCGCGAAGAGCGTCTCCTTGTCGTCGTTGACGGCGGCGGTGACCATCCGGCCCCCGTAGCGCACGGCGGGCGGGGCCTCCTCGATGCTGGTGTCCTCGATCTCCCCAGTCTCGGTGTCGAGCCGGCCCACCCGCAGGGCGGCGAAGCCGTCGCCCTGGGCGAACCTCTCCTCCTGGCCGGCAACCGTGCGCAGCAGGCGCCCGGCGAACATCGTGGAGGCCATGGTCAGGTCGGCCAGGTGCGCGATCGAGAGCGGTTCGAGCATGACGAGCGCCTGGGCACCGTAGGCGTTGCCCGCCAGCAGGTACTCGGTGGCGTCGCGCACGACGTCCATGGGGGCACGCTGGACGCCGTCGGTCCCGTCGCAGATCCATGGCTGGCCGCAGTGGGCGCACACGATGGTGGCGAAGGGCTCGCCGAGCGCGATGGGGCCGTTGCCGTCCTCGTCGACCAGCATCCCCATGTGCCAGTCCTGCTCGGAGATCTCCGGCATGGGGCTAGACATCGTTGGCCTCCCCCTGGGCGCGCAGCTCGGCCGCAGTGGCCAGGTACCGGTCGACGGCCGCAGCCCGGCGCTTGGCGCCCGGCACCCCGGCCCACCGGTTCACGATCGTGCCGTCCTTCATGACCCACGCGATCACCCCGTCGTAGATCCCCGCCCGGCTCCCGTCGATCCCGTAGGCCACCTGGTCCATGTCTACCGCCATCACCTCTCCCATCCCACGATCACGTTGCGCAGCCCTTCAAACATCACGCCTCCTCGGGGTTCCGGCGCAGCCGGGCCTTGGCCTTGGCCCGGGCACTCTTGCGCTCGGGGCGCTTGTACCCGTTGCACAGCCAGTGGTGGCAGCCCGTGTCGCGGTGCGACTGCTCGATGTGCGAGCCGTCGGACTGCCTGTCGTAGACCCACATCCGTCGTTCCGTGCGAGCCATGTCTCTCCCTTCACAGCGCGAACATCACTCGGGCGGGCAGCTTGATCTGGTGCCCGTCGTCGCCGTAGTCCAACCCCAGGGGGTACCAGCAGTCGCGCGGGGCCGCCGTGGGCTCGCGCCAGTACTTGTCCCCGCCGGCGTCGACCACGACCGTCTCCCCGGGCAGGGCCATCAGCTGGTCGTGCGTCTGGACCAGGCGCTGGTGCCGCTCGGCGCTGAGCACGCCCTGGAACAGGTGCCAGGCGATCGGCGTGGCCTCCCCGGCCTCCACCGCCAGGCGGTTCACCGCAGCGAGCCGGCTCCACACGCCCTCGCCGTCGGGCACGGCCACCGGCTCGTCCGGTACCCGTACTTCTCCGTCTCCACCCACCGCAGATCTGCCTCCTCGATGCGCCGGCATTCGCGGCACAGGCCCTCAACGTAGTCGGCGTGGGGGACACATTCGTGCAGGTCCAGGACCCGCTCGAGAGCCTCGAACGCGAACTGGGCCGAGCCCGAGGCCCGCCCCAGGGACTCGAACGCCTGGGTCAGGGCCGTCATCGACAGCGCCCAGTCGTTGGAGAAGTCGATCAGCTGCTCCTCGGCGGGGGTCACCGGGCCACGCTCCACGCGGGGGACTGGGCCTTCTCCCGGCGCGCGGCCAGCAGCCCCGAGCACGCGGCGCAGCGCACCGCCACGGGCTCCTCGTCCCACGGCGAGGCCAGCGGGTCGGTGACGTCGCGCCCGCACAGCACCGTGGTGACGCGGGTGTTCGGCTTGATCGAGCGACGTGCCAGCACGTGCGTCTTTGCGCGTGCGTCGAACATGTCCCGGACGCCGAGCGTGTACGTGACGTAGAAGTCGTGGTCAGACATCTTTCTCCCCCTGGGTACGCGGCGAGGCGCCGCCGTCCAAAGCAGGGGGGGTGACAGCGGCGCCTCGTGCATCCCTTTCGGGAATCCCGATATTAGCAGCCGCCGAATCGCTCGCAACCAGACGAGCAACCGCCACCCTGAGCCCTGCACTAACCGATCCGTATGTTTCCACCAGAGCTGCAACCTCGGAAGAGCGCAGCCGTACGCCAACCGTCTCTAGTGTCTCCCCGTCAACTAGTGGCGGGCGCCCCCTACGCCCCGGCACGCCGTTATCCGGCCAGGCAGTTTCGTGACGGGAAGGGCATGTCCGCGATTATGGCCCCTCTCGCCGGCCAGCGCAGGGTTGCCCGACTCTTGACCTAGTGCGGCCCCGCCGCACACCAACGCAATATCGTTAACGAAATAAAAGTGTGCCAAGCAGAACCTCTGGCGATCCCCGGGGGAGCCGAGCTAGCCTCGACCTGCGGCCCCGTCGACCGGCCCGAGCCCCCCTTACTCTTGCCGGCGGTGGGGCCGCGCCGTGTCAGGGTGACATCAGGCTGACGACAGGGTGATGTCAGGCTGACGCGCGATGTTAGGTCCTAACAGGCATCCCGAAACTATCGGTCGACGCTCTCGTTGGCTCCTGGCGAAGTCGTTGTACCTACAACGAGTTTCGGGAAGCCGATAATAGTGATTATGACAAAAAAGCCGAGGCCCCCGGAAGGTGACTACCGGGGGCCTCGACAGGCGACGCAAGGATGCTGAACAACCTTGGTCAGAAGAGCGTACCCCTCCCCTGCTCCCTGGCGCGGACCTTCTCCTTGGCGCGTCGGATGCGCTGGGAGCACGCGGTGTAGCTGCGGCCGAGGAACTTGGCCAGGGCGACCAGGTCGCCGTTCTCGCGCGGCGCGACCAGCAGATCGTCCTCCCACGGCTCCCAGGGCTGGCCCTGGCGGGCTCCGCCGGCCGTCTCCCTGTTCAGCCGCGCCATCGTGGCCTTCTGACGGGCCGTGTGGGCCGCGCGGCACGGCCCGCACTTGCAGCCCAGGTTCCAGGCGGTCTCTATGCCGTGCTCGCCGCGTTCGAGGGCGTTGGGGGGCCGCACGTACCCCGAGGGGACCCCGGCGCGGGTACGGAACGCGAAGATGGCCGAGTCGGTGCACTTCCCGCCGAGTTTGGTCGCGATCTGGGCATCAGACAGGCCCTCAGCCGACCACCGGACGATGTTGGCCCGGTCAGCGGGCGTGAGGACCTGTCTGCCCACGTCAGGAAGCGGCCTGCGCGGCCATCTCGGCCGACTCAGCCTTCTCAGCCGCCGCCAGGGCCTGCTCCTTGGTCAGGTTGTGCTTGTGCGCGAGCTTCTGGGCCTCGATGCGCATCCGCTCGACCTGCTCGGGGGTGTACGGGACCGGGAAGGTCTCCACGCCGAGCTTGAAGATGGCCAGCAGGCGCTCCTGGCCACTGACGTAGGCGTTGAACGTCTTGATGAACACCGCCAGGGCCACGTAGGACTTGGTGTCCTTGGCCAGGCGGGCCAGACCGGTGTCGGACATCACGAACCGGCGGAACGCGAGGATCGGAGACCCGGGCTCGAGGAACGCCCCGTCGCGCATCCGCGCGTTGAAGGTGTCGAGCTGCTCCTTGGAGTGGCCGGCCTCGCGCAGGATGACCTGGCCGGCCATGATCCACGACCGCGATCCGTACCGGCCCCACGCCGTGGCCAGCCCGGTGGCGTCGGACTGGGAGTCGGAGACCAGCTCGCCGCGCTCGGTGTTCATCAGCCGGATGACGTCGGCCGTGGTGAGCTTGGACGTGGCCGACTTGGGCGGGGTACGGCTCGTCTTGATCTTGTCGTAGGTCAGCAGCATCCGCGAGCACGCCGAGAGGCCGTTCGCGTTCGTGTACCCAGCGACCTGCAGCGTGTTCGCGGCCGTACGTGCGGCGCCGGTGTCGATGACGTCGAACGTGGCGGGGTCCGCGTCGTAGGCGACCATGACCTGGACCGGCATCTTGGCCCGGACGATCGCGGCCAGGCGGTGCTGGCCGTCGAGGATGAACCCCTCGGGCGAGAGCGCGATCGCCTGGTGCGTGAGCTTCCACTGGCCTTCCACGATCGCGTGGGCGATGCGCTCGACGCGGCTGTTGGCCAGTGCCCGTTGCTTCTGCCCGAGCGATGCTTCTAGCAAATCGCGAGCCTGGTTGGGTGTCATCTCTACTTGTTCTAGCCTCATGAGTGCTCCTCCACGAGCCTCGTGACGGCACCCCCCGCGCCCGGGACGGCAATGGGGGTGCCGTCTTTCACAATCTGGACGAAACGCAGACTACTCGGTTTCAGTCCTCCATCGAATCGGCCAGCTCGTCGAGCATGTTGACCGCCGTGGACCACAGCGCGTTCGCCGTGTCGAGGTACCGGTCGCGCTTCTCGCCCGGGGGCAGCGTGTGCCAGGACGGCAGGGGGTCCATGACCACGCCCTGCGACCCGATCACCAGGGTGAACCACGGGTACCCGATCTCGCCCTGGCCGGCCTCGCGGATCGCCCGGTTCAGCGACTCGGCGACCTCAGAAGAGCGGGTCCCCGACATCAGCCGGCCCCTCCTGGTCCTCATCAGGGGCCGGGGCCGAGGCGCCGATCGAGAGCAGCAGCCCGGTCTGCGCGTCGCGCCAGGACAGCGTCGCGTACCCCTCGGGTCCGCCGATCCCGGCCATCTTGATGACCGCCTCTAGGACGTTGAGCACGGCGACGTCCCGGGGGGTGTTGATGATCCCGGCGGTCACGCGATCGCCCCGACCCGTGCCGTGTACCTGATCTGGTACTTGGCCTCGCCGCACTGGACGACCTTGCACTCGACGGTGGCGTAGTTGATGGCCATCCCCAGCTGTGCGGCGTGGTTCTCCATGCGCATGTACGCCAGCGTCGCCGCGTCCAGCACAGCCGAGGGCTCCTGGTACGAGGCGAAGTTCGCCGCCCCCGTGGCGTCCTGTTCCTGCATCGGTCGTCTCCACATCCTCTGGTCCCCCTGGTTTCCTCGATCATCCCAGTGGTGAGCGCTAACCACTGTGTGCCACCCCGGTGGTGACGTACCCGCAGGTAAGACAGGTCTTCTCCGCGAAGGTCTGCCCCTTGTCCATGAACATCCGGGGGTCCCCGTAGTCGTGGATTCGGCAGCGACCGGTCAGGGGCTCCTGGGTGTGGATCGTGCCCACGGGTACCTTGGCCGGCTGTGCGGATATGGGATCGGGGACCACTGAGAGGACACCGTTGGTGTTCCTGTACAGATCCAGGGCTCGCCGCAGACCACGGTGGACGGTGCCGTCGCGCTGGACGAGCCAGGCGGACTCGTCGGCGGTCAGCTTCGTGGAGCCCGTGATCGTGCGGCCCGCGTTGCCCAGAGGTGGTCTTCCCATGCCCAAGATCGTATCGGGATGTCCGGTATAGAACGGTGATTCTGACATGGGACCGCTTCCCTGGCGGATCAGGGATGGCGATGGTGTGGCGTCGGCAAACGTAGGCCCTGTCTGGGCTTCTGGGGGTGTCCGACGTCCCCGAGGGGGCTGGCATTGCGTGCCAGAACTGGCCACCAGGACCTCTTGACAGCATCTGGCGATGACGGCCGCCGCGAGTTTCGGGATTCCCGCAAAGCGCACAGCCTAGGCCCCTGCCGGGTAGGTACACCCCTTACGGGATTCCCCTAACCCCCCGAGGGGCAGCTCCCCCAC